AGACATGACACCTAAAGAGAAAGCCAAAGAGTTATTTGATAAGTTTTATCAATATGCAAATGAAGAATTTGAGGATAAATTAAATGAGTATCCTGGGCAGGTTTTATCTGAAAGAAGAAAAATAAGAAAAGAATCAGCCAAACAATGTGCTTTGATTGCAGTTGATGAGATAATAGAATCAATACCAAAAGAACCAAGTATTTCCACAGTTGAAAGAATTGGTGCGATAATGTTTTGGTTCGAAGTAAAAAAAGAAATTGAAAATTTATAAGACATGACACCGAAAGAAAAAGCAATTGACTTAGTACATAAGTTTGATATGAAAAATGAGTACTACGAAAGAGCACAAGAATGTGCATTAATCGCAGTTGATGAAATACTAAATGTAATTGATAATTTTGAAATGATTTATTGGGAAAATGTAAAACAAGAAATAAAACTACTATGAGCAAGATTAAGCAAACCAAAATACCAATGCTAATGACTACAGATAATGTACTTAAGGTTGCTGTCCAGCAAGGAGTAATTGAAGATGATTATAAATGGAAATTAGTTAGAGAACGTGATAACTTAGTTAATCAGTCTAAAGAAATTCTTTGGTTAGAATTTGATGAGAAAGGAAATTTTAAAGAGAAACATGATGAGCCTGCTATAGGACGTGGATTACTTATGTCTCCTTTTAATGCTTACTTTACTTGGCAGACAACTTCTATCACAGAAATCTATGAACAGAAAGAAAACTATCTTAAATTTAAAACGGGTAATAGTATTTATGAACTCTACAAATTAACTTAATCTATGAAAACATTTTCTTTATTTATTTTTAAACTAACTTTATTAGTCTGTTTGTTTTTCTTAGGATTTATAGGGCTTATAGTCAACATAGGCTACATATTTGTAGAACTATTTGATAGTTGGATTAATGCTATCTGTAGTAAAATAGAAGATAAACTTGACAAATTAAGAGTACTTTAAATTATCATGACAATAGAAACAGAATTAAAACTAGATTTAAAAGGCTGTACTCCTAGACAGTATGCTGCTCTTATTCTAAAAGATGACTTTGGCTACAGCCATGAGAAAGCAGGAATACAACTAGGTATTAGCCGTTATGCATTTGCCATACTCTATAAAAGAGCTAAAACTAAACCAGACACACGTTATGCTTACAGAAATATCTTACTACTGCGATAAGCGACCTGAGTTCTTTGACTTTATCTCAAACCACTTTAAAGTTGTATTTACAGAAAAATCCTTTAATGACCCTAACTTAAAAGTGCATGCTATCCAAGATGGATATGATATAGTAGCTGTAATGTTAATGAAGAAGAAAAAAGTAGGATATCGTATTAACTTTATTCATGTAGCAGAGAAGTATCAAAGACAAGGTTATGCAAGTTTTCTCATAGATTATGTTACTAAATCTATTTATGAAGAGACAAAAGAATTTGTAACTGTAATTACAAGAGTTAAAGCAGATAACCTACCTTCGTTAAACTTTTTTATTAATGCAGGATATAAATTCAAAACTTTTGAGTGCAAGAATGAAACAGTCAACACTGATGGAAACATCATCACAACAATTAAACCAGCTTATATATTAACTTATGACTTCAGAAACGAGATTATTGTTAAACAGGATTAAAACTCCTGATGGTACTATTTTGACTTCTTACAATAGACATGACTACCTAACCCATAAAGACGCTATAACCAAAGAGGTTCTTATGGTAGATGGAGGTAATGATTATGCAAGAAGGCATGTAGGTACTTACGAAGAGCTAAGCGTCTATGACGATGGCTCACACATTACTAGAAGGTCAGCTTTACATTGGGGAACTAGAGGTAAGGATAATAAACAACCCTTAACCTATAAACCAATCAAAGACCTAGATTCAGATCATATAGAAGCTATTCTAAGAACACAAACCCAGATTTCTGAGTTTTACAAACAAGTGTTCAAAGATGAATTGAAATATAGATTTGACGAAAAAGCAGAAAAACTTTAACTTTGAGTTATGTCACCAGAAACTCAAGCCCTTGCCTTAGAGATTGAAATCAAAAGTTTAGGATTTCAAGTAGATAGAGCAATGTACAGAAAAATTGCTAACCTTATGATAGACAAGATTATACTAGAGTACGAAGATATGTCTAAGTACTTTGACGGAAATAACAAGTCTATTAACAATGCTGTGTTATACTGGAAACAAGTTAAACAACACACTAACGATGAGGTGTAAACTTAGACTTATTAGATTTAAAATAAACAACACTAACTGTATGAGTAGCACTCAGTTCCTCGCCTACTCTCTTCTCTCTATTTCCCTTTTGTCCATAGTAATAGCAATGTTTATGCATCTATGGAGTATCTTTGTGGAATGGAGTACACACTAAGTGAAGAAGGTACAGTCATTGAATTTCATTTAATTGTTAAGACAATGCACAAAAACGAAGATTACAAGTTTTACTCGGAAAAAGAACGAGATAAAGCACACAAGAAAGCCCTAGGAGAAAAGAATTTATTACTCGTTCATTGTTACAAACACGACAGCGAAGAAACACCAGAAAACATTTAAATTAATTTAAATTAAACTTAACTACACAATAAAGCACCTCTAGGGGTGCTTTTTTCATTTAAAAACAATTTAAACTAAACTAACTAAAACCAAAATATGCCAACCCAAGACCAAATTATTGATGATCCATTCTCCTCGGAGTTTATGGAAGAAGCTAACAATGTAATGCAAACTATTCATGTATCTGCTGCATCTCTTCGTAAAAGAAGAGTAAAGCAAGATAAGTTTGTCTTACATCCTGAACTAAAGAAAAGATTAATTAAACTTATTAGTACTGACGTACCTGAGCAAGTAAAAGTAATTGCTCAGCAGATTATAGATTTAAAGCATGTACCTACCTTTAACAAGTATTGTAACTACTTAGGTTTATCACAAGCGGATTACAGTAAAATTTCTTACCTAGATGCAGAACGTAAAAACCGTCTAGAAGGAGAAATTGGTATTCAGCATATTATTAAGCCTGGAACACAAGCTGTATTTCACTACAGAAGAACATACTTAAGCGAAGGTAGGACAGATGCACATTACACTAGAACACTAAACCTAACTGCTAGACACCTAGGAGGAGAAATTTATCCTATTCAAAGAATTGAGCCTCAAAAACAAGAATTTAGTATAACAAATATTAACTACAGAAGTGCTGAAAGAGTTGAAAATACTCATATGTACAGTTATGATTCTGAAAATACTTTCTTAGAACCAGATTCAAGTCCTTTAAGAATCAGAAATACTATAATATCTGCTAGTTCAGAATTTTTTATAGATCAGACAGGATTTCAAAATACTGGAGCATACAACTTATTGAATGTAAGTTTTAACAAAACTGAAACTAAAGTTAAAGAAGTATGGAACTATAAAAAGAGATACCACACTTCAGTAGGTAAGATTGTTCGTAGGTTATTTGGAGATACTTATAGCGATAGAGACATTACTGCCTTTGCAGAAGCTTATGCGACTCTAATAACTGTAAGTAATCCTTTGTATGATTTTTCTATTATCGAAGGAGAAGCTATTAAAGACGCTTACTACTATGAGAACTATCTAGCTCAATCAGGTACCTTAGGGAACTCCTGTATGCGTCACAGATCATGTCAAAACTACTTTGATATCTATACTAAGTTTCCAAGCAAAGTAAAGATGGCTGTGATTAAAAGAGGTAACAAGATTGCTGCTCGCTGTATTCTATGGAACATTGATGGTAAGTTTATGTTTGACCGTATTTACTTTACAAAAAACGAAACACATAACTTACTTAAAAATACCCTAGAAGCTGCAGGCTACTCTACCCTTTATTGTACTAGAGAAACCTATGCTATTCAAATAGACATAGAAGGAATAGATAAGTTTCCTTATCTAGATACTTTGTGTAACTATGATCTAGAAGCAGGAGTACTTACAAATGATTATGTAAATGGTCCTCGTTATGAGTTCAGGAGTACTACAGGCGATTATTGCTCTTATGAAACAGAAGGCAATGATGATGAAGATCTTTACGCTTGTGCTTGCTGTGATAGAGATGTACTTTATGATGACACTACTTACATAGCTGTAGGACTTCACAGAGATCAAAGAGCGTGTGATAACTGTGCTGTGTATTCAGAAGTAAACGAAGAGTACTTTACAACAGCAGATAACGCAATTCTAGATTATCTTGATCGACCAATGTTAGCTTCTCAAGGTATATTACTAGCTAGTGGTAAGTGGGCACATGAATCTGATTATGATCTTAGAGAATTCGAGAATGGCTTTGGTTTCTTCATACTAGAAGAAGACTATTATCTAACTGATGGTAATTTATTTTACAGTGATAGAGATCCAAATAGGCCAGAAGGTCTTTACGATCATCAAGAGATAGCTAGAAGAGATGCAGAAAGACTTGCACAAATCATAAGAGCAGCAAGAGTTCAAGAATCATTCACTACTGCAGACACAACTCAGATAACTTATCCTCCTAACTCTCTTACTATAAGTTCAACAGGTACAACATTATCTAGTAATATTTCGAATTTAGGTATCACTTATTATTCTGGTATTTTTCAGACTACATCATCAAATTATAGTAGTACTTTTTCTATAGATGATAACTCTGTTGAAGAAAATCAACCTGAAGAAATGGTACAAGACAATAACGAAGAACACTTAATTTAAAAACAACATGAAATACAATTATTCAACAAATAGACTAGAATCAATAGACCACACTGTAAAAGGAGATTTTCCCGTAGATTTTGATCTACTGTTTGATATTATGTATCAACAAAGCCCTACTTATCAGCCAGCAATGGAGATACTGAAAAAAGAATGGCTTATTAAACTTATCTCTCAGATAGAAGGAGTAGTAGTAGAAGAGAAACTAGGCAATATCTATTGCACTAAGGGAGAAACAGACTTCTACCCTACCATTGTTGCTCACTATGACACAGCTCAAGACTATCATGTAGGCATGAGAATTTTTAAGACAGACCAATGGATTTTTGGATTTGATGACTTTAGAGGAGAACAATGTGGCTTAGGTCTAGATGACTCTGTAGGTGTATGTTTTGCTATTCAAATGCTTAAAATGATGCCTGCTTGTAAAGTCTTTTTGCCTTTTGGTGAAGAAAGAGGTTAAAATAAATTGTGTTAAGGATTACTAGGTTTTTTTAATAATTGTACTATATTAGTACCATGGAATCCCTAGAAATTGTAAACACTTATTACGAGTACTATTTAAAAGAGAAGTCAATTAGTAAAACTTCAAAAAACTTTTCCAAGTGCCCTAAATACTTATCTAGATTTTTTAGCCATTATGGCTTAGAGTATCCTATTAAAGTACATCAACAAAAAGTTGATTACAATAGAGAATACTTTAAAGTAATAGATACTGAAGCAAAAGCCTATTTTTTAGGTTTTATATATGCTGATGGACATATTACTATAAAAGATAGAAGAAAAAGTGGTTGGAAAGAATATGTTTTTAGAATAAATCTTTCTAAAAATGATGAAGAAATACTAGAACTTTTTAAAAAAGAATTAAACTATACAAATCCTTTGCTTAATATACAAGCAAGGAGTTTTGTATCCCCCACCAATAATAAAACTTATACTAGACAGCCTCAGAAGCTAATACATTTAAGCTCTGAAATTTTAGTAAAAGATTTAATAAACTGGGGAGTTTGTGAAAACAAAACTTATACAAAATTATCTATACCTAACCTACCAGAAGAACTGGTAAGGCACTTTATCAGAGGATACTTTGATGGAGATGGTACTGTAGGAAAAACAGAAGCTTCTATTACTAGTAAAGATGAAAACATCTTACAAGAAATTAAAGCTTATATAGAAAATAAACTAGATTTACCATTAGGTAATATTAGTTTATCTGACAGGAACTCGTATAGATGGAGAATAAGTAAAAACAGACATTCTTTTTTAGAGTTTTTATATCAAGACTCAAACTTTTATTTAAGTAGAAAACGTAATAAATCCCACTTGACCTCTTAAAATTCTGTGAATTGCTGGAAAGCCCGATGGGGTAATCAGCAGCCAAGCCTTATAGTAATATAAGGAAGGTTCAACGACTAGTGTATGGAGTCCCACCAAGTAATGTTGGGGATAGTAAAACACCACGAGCGCAGAACACCCTTATAGGGTGATGATATAGTCTGAACTGTAAATATATATGAAATTACAGAAGCAAAGGATAAAGAGCCTTTGCGATAACATAATGTAGTGGGCACCAATTGCTGTGATATGTCTTTCTTTGATGACTCTCTAGTAGTTACTCAGCTAGATCGCAGATCTTACACAACAGACTTCATTCAGTACACTAATGGATATCAAGTATGGAATCCTGAACATCTTACCCTTATTGAACCTTTAATGGACAAATACGGGTATAAGCCTGCTTCAGGTACAGCTACTGACGTAGGTGGACTTCGTAGAAGGGGACTTAAAGTTTCTTCTCACAACTTATCTTGTGGTTATTTTAACGAACATGGAGATAATGAGATAGCTAGTGTTGGTCTAATGATCAATGCTTTTAGTTTTGCTTATGAGATGCTTACTATGTTGGCTGAAAGAAACATTCCACTTGGATTTCCTCTTCCCTCCTTTGACCTTCCTAAACATCCTACTAAGAAGTCTTATAGTAGTGAGTCTCATCTAGGCTTAGGTGCTAAGCAAATTAGCATGTGGGACGTCTATGATGACTATTACTATGATCAAGTTAAGGGAGACTTTGTAAAAATAGAAAGCAAGATAAACGATCCTTTCTACTGGGAAGCTGAAGGAGTAAGTTCTACCAGTGATACTAGTAGTCTTAAGAAAGCTATTGCAGAAGAAGTACATGGAATGGATACTGAAGAAGAGTTAGAAGCGTATGAAGCCTACAATGAGTGGGTTTTAAGTGTTTATCCTGAGATGTCATTACCTGCACATAGGAAAGAACTTACTCACCTCTCTCACTATTACTGTGCAGATGGAGTAGACTTTAAAGTAAAAGACTTATCCTCTACCACAGTAGATGAATCTCTTATGGATGAAGGTATATGTCCTATTTGTTTAGGACATGCTATACAAATCACGAATGACTTGTTACTTGAAAGTTCCTGTTCAGATTGTGAGAGTATTTTTAACATACCAAAAGACATGGTAGAGTCTTATGAATACGACTTTCACCAAGTATGGCTCGGTAAGAAAGATTTCTTAGAGATTAGGGGATTAGCTTAGGCTATTCCTTTAATCGTAAATTATCTATTAAATAAGTAGAATCAAAAGAATATTATGGACATAGAACATTATGGAGATAGTCTGGAATCAACCCCAGACTATCTTTTTATGAGAAAAATGTGGATGGAAGACTTGGAAAAAGTTGAAGAATCCCTTATCTTTGTAGACCCGCCTAAGTTTAATAAAGAGAAATTATTCAAAGGCATAAACGTAATTTTAACCACAACAGAAAATGAAGAAAACATTCTACGAAGTCCTATGGGAACTAGCAGTCAAAGAGAAAATGATAGACAAGTGGATTTACGAAGACAAACTTCTGAATAATGGAACCACTTTTAGTTGGACACCTAAAGCACTAGAAGAACTTGACATAAGTGAAGTAATATCTGCACTTAAAGTTGCTAGACATTCTGATCCTATTAAGATTATTGACAATCTAACCCCACAACCTGAAATACCTGTTACTTGGGTAACAGACTTTATTGCTAAGTTTAGTGCTAAGAACATAGGAGTATCAGGAAAGACTACTGACAAGGTAAGTGTAGTTAAGCGATTGATTAAATTCTTAACAGAGTACGACTATACCTTAGACGAGATAGCCAAAGCTACTGATCTTTACATAGATACCTTGAAAGGACAAGGATCTATTAAGTTTATCAGAGAGTGTGGTTACTTTATCTCTAAGAAGATAGATGGAGTAGAACAAAGCGACTTAGCTAAGTGGTGTGAAGAGTTAAAAAATGGTAGTGGACCTGCCTACAATAGTCATCAAATCTTATAAGGATGAACTTTGAAAGTATAATAGCTCAAATTGAGAGAAACAAAGAAATTAAGGATGCAGGAGGAATAACTTCTATTGCTCCTCCTTTTCCTAGATTGGCTCAATACTACGGAGGCTTTACTAAAGGTTCTATTACTTGTATTACTGCTGCATCAGGTGTAGGTAAGTCAAAGTTTGCAAAATACATGACTATCGTAAACATCTACAAAGCAACAAGAAATACAGAAATCACTCCTAAGATATTTTATTTTGCCTTAGAAGAAAGTGCTACAGATTTCTGGATGTCTTTTATATCTATTTATTTACATCAGAATTATAATCTTACTGTCACTGTACAGCAATTAAAGTCTATAGGAAACTATAAAGTAAGTTCTGAGTTAATGACTAAGATAAAAGCTGCAGAAACCTTTATCACTAATTTACAAAACATTGTAGATGTAGTAGATTATATAAGGAATCCTACAGGTATAGCTAAGTATGTAAAAGCATACTTTGATAATCCAGAGATAGGACAAAACATCTACAAAGACTTAGAAGATGGTAGAAGAATTACTACAGGCTACAGATACAGATCTGAAGACCATTGGGTATTCTTTGTACTAGATCACATTAGTCTTTTATCTAATGAGATAGCTCCTGACACTAAGATGAAATTAAGTTCTTATCAGACTTTTGACTTTATGATTAAGGATTATGTGCTAGACGTGTTTTCTAAGCGATATAAGATGGCTAATATCATTGTCCATCAACAGACTCCTGCATCAGAAAAGCAAACTTACACTTACAAGGGACAGTTAATGGAAGAGAAACTAGAACCTTCTATGGAAGAACTCCACATTAACAAAGGTGTACACCAAGACTACGAAGTAGTTCTGGGTATATTTAGTCCTGCAAGATATAACATAGCAGTTCATAATGGCTATGATGTATCTCTATTAGGTAACAAATACCGCTCTCTTAAATTCCTTAAAGACCGCTACTATGGCTTAGAAAATTCAAGCGTAGGACTTTACTTTAATGGAGCTAACGGAAAGTTTGACGAGTTACCAAAGCCTGAAGAGATGAATAATCCTGTAAGCAATTATTATGAAAAATATTTAAAAATGTAAAATTGTAAAAATGTAAAAATCAATGAATAAAAAAGAAGAGTTTAGTCCAGAATTAGTCCAAGTACTCACCCATATGTGTAGTATGATTGGAAAAAATTACGAGGAAGTAGATTTTAATTCTTCTACCTGGTATTGGCAACACACTTGGACAATGGACAAGGAAGAAGAATTTATAGATTGGCTAGCTAAATTACTTTATGACAACAGTAAAGTAAGAAAAGCAATCTTAAGTTTTCCTTCTAAAGATAAAAAGCGTTGTCAAGCAGCAGCAAGATTCTTTGCTTCTGTGTATGGTTGGAAAATAATAACTGAAGATTTAGATAAATTACTAGAGACAAAATAAACAAAATAAACTAACTATATGTCAAGCAAACT